GATTGCGGAGATCCTTGGATTGCAGATAGTACCGCGCAACATAGATTGTTGGGAATGCACATGGCCAAGATCGGAGCAGATGGCATAATTGTTCCTATATGGAAAGAAGATAGGAAGGTTGAATATCAATCAGGTGTTCTTACTGAAGGGATGGAGGAATTGATAGATCCAACTAGAGAAGGAGAACACTTGCCTGGTTCGACATTCATCGGTAAATGGTTGGGCAAACCGGTTGTTTCACCTTCAGTATCTAGCTTTTCTCCTTTGTTGCCAGATTTTCTCAGAGAGTATAAAGAGGAAATTAAATATGTTCCCGATCTATCCAATAAGGCTGCAAAAACTAGAAATATAAAAACCGGCAATTTTGGTGTTACTCCTGCGATGAGCGAAAAGCATTATGACAGGATATGTCACCCTGACTTTGCCCGAGGTTTTGCCAATGTGCGGCAGCCCTTGTCAGTTGTAGACTTTGATACAGCTTTGTTTGGTTGTGTACATAGGAAAATTCCTTCTATGGCCACTCATTCAAAATATGTTGGCTGGGTTTTTGAAGGGAAGAAACGCGACTGGGTTGATTTTGATACAAAAACATGTGATCCAGAGTTGAGGGAAAGAGTCGATCTTCTTTATAAACAACTTGATCAAGGAAAAGTCCAGATATTGTGTGCACAGTTTAAGAAAGATGAGCTTTTGGATTATGAGAAAGTTTTTGGAAATGATCCTGAGTGTCGCAATATCAATGGGCACGACTTGGCTCTCAACATTCTTTATAGAATGTTCACTGTAGAATATCATCAATGGATTGTTCAACATCCTGATGATACCTCAATTGCTATAGGTCTTGATCCACATAGTATAGATTGGCAACATGCTATGGTTAAAGCCCACTGCCATCCTAATGAAATTGCAGGAGATCTTAGCAAAGAAGAAGCTACGACGAATGCAGGATTTGCTGAAGGATACGCTATACACATTGCGTCAAATTACAATTATGATGGAGATCAGGAACTACGTTTTATGAACTTAATGGCGTCGCTGGACTCCTACTACTTTATATGGATGGGGTCTGTCTATAGTACATTTAGGGGACACTCTTCAGGCCACAACGAGACAGCAAACTATAACTCTTTTGTAGTGTGGACCGCTCATAAGTTGATTTTTGAAGATCTTTGTCCAGATTTGGAATTTGAAGAACATGTACAAATG